GAAAACATCAAAGCCATTGTCAACGGCGTTGTTGCGGGGGCCAGCCAGTCAATGCTTGACATGATTGGCAAAGAGGAATTTTACAAAGCTTCTTCATTTTTGGTGTTTCAACATGCCGACAAGGGAACGTACAAGCCCGCTGCCGTTGATGGCGTTCACAGCGGCGACCACGTTCTTGAAACATTTGTTGACCGTGACCCTCAAAGCATTGTCCAAAATGGCAGGCTCAAAACAAAAATGACGACCATGAGAAACCCGCAATACTATGCGGCTGGTGAATCAGAAAAGGGTTACACAGACGGCTTTTTCTACGAAACACAAGGTTACGCTTTTGACAAAACCGTTGGTAATCCCGCCATGAAGATTTACCGCAGGTTCTACAACATGTACCCCAATGACCCTGAACTGGTACACAACCTGGCGGTTCCTGAAATCAAGAAATTTCTTGATTCACTTCCCGAAGAACAGGTAAGCAAGTTCAGCAGACACTTCGCTGTTGGCAAAGGCGATGGCGACATGAGCCCCCATGAATCTTGGGCAGAAGCGTTGACCGATGACATTGAGCATTTGATTTCGCACCAAAGCGAAGAACGTCAATTTGCTGATGTTGGCGCTACGAACGTCAAATGGACATACAACCCCAACGCTTACAAGCTCGTCAATGATATGGCGGACAACAACCTGCCCGCTCACGTCAATCAGTTCTATCAGGAATACATGGTGGGTTCTGACGGCACACGTTATTCAGCAGATGAACTTCCGGCAAAAGTAATTGCTCGCCGATCAGAAAATTGGCGACGGTCGGACATTGTAGAGCAGATTTCGCAAGTGGGCCATGCTCGGGTCCTTGGTCCAATTGTGAACCAAATGAGCCGTAACCCCGTGTATGTGTACGAATTTGTCCGTGCCCGTGAAGCGTTGAACGACAAAGTGGTTCAGGGTTTGCTGAGCGCCGACCAAGCTGACGTTGTTGCTCAAACAATGGCGGCACAAAAAATGGTTCGGTTCATCCATAACCCTGCCGACAAACTCAAATTTGAAGATTTGATGCGTTCGTTTGCCCCGTTCTATTTTGCACAGAACCAGGCATGGCGTCGAATGGGACGATTGTTTGCTGAAAACCCTGGTGCGTTTATGCAATACCTTCGAGCGATGTATGGCGTTGTCCAATGGTCGTCGCAAATGCAAAACAAGCAAGGCATGGCAATTTTTCCAATTCCGGGCATGGTTCTGTTTGGCATTCCGCTTACGGGTTCATTGTCATCGCTTACTACGATGGACCCACTTGCGCCAGGTTCTGACGCTACTCAAACGGATGCTGGTCCTGGCAAAACAATTTGGGATACGTTGACTCCCAAATTTGGACCCATTCCAACATTTTTGACGGAATTAGTCATGGACAAAGTTCCTGGTCGATCCAACCGTTATGCAAGGGACATAGCAAACTTTGTTGAAGGTCCAATTGCTATGAACCAAAGCCTTGGTCAAAACCTCTACCAAGACCTTGTGCCCAACTCGCTAGTTAGAAACCTTTACGAAGGTGTGGCCGGAGTGTCGGGTTTCCAAAACATGACCACCGATTCGTACATGACGGCCAAGATTGAAGCGTTTACCCAATACGCAACGCAATTGCAAGAACAGGAATGGAACAAGCTAAGAAAAGAAAGGTTCAGTTCTGATTCCATGACAGACAATTTTCTTCGTCGCACAGCATTTGCCCAATGGCAATCAAAGACATTTGGTACAAACGCCACTCCAACAATTATGAATCACATGCTTGACGAAGCCAACCGTCACGCTGCTGTCATGTGGCTTGCAAAGCTTGTCGGTTCGTTTTCCCCTGTGTCTATTGGGTTTGGTCAAGCCGACGACAACATCCGTTCGCAACTGAACGGGTACGTTACGGCCAAGGTGTTCAAAGGTAATTACATGGCGGCTGTTGACCAATTCATCAAGGATCACCCTTACGCAACCCTTCAAAGCCTGTACGAAACCAAGAGTTCCAACGGCAACTACATGGGGCCGGAAAACAAAGAACTTTACATATACGTTGAAAACAACATGGGCGTTGTGCAACAGTACCCATTGGCTGCATTGGCGTTTGGTCCCAACACAACCAAAGACCCCAACTTCTACGAACCCGCTAACCAAGTGTTGTTGTCATCCAATTTGCGATACAGAGAAACGCCAGAGCAGTTTTACAATTCTTTCTTGGTTGCCATTGGTAATGCGTGGTATTACAACGCCGTCAAACCAATGTACGAAGCTAACCGTCATTCCAGCGGTGCGTACACTTGGAAAGAAAACATCATGCAGGAATATGGGCAAAACTACAATCCGTCTTGGTATTCCAATTACCTTAGCGCCGCTTCTTCAACCGAAAAAGTCCAAGCTCTTGACCAATTGAAAGAAATGCTTGAATTGCCGCAATACAAGAACTACACGGTCAATGGTGTAAACGTTGCTGATATCTACCGTCAACTTATCGACGCATACAACAAAAATTTGAAACCTTTGCTTGACCAAGCGGCTAAGGGTGAAGTTACTTACCAGTCCGTACAGGATTGGTGGCAAGAAAACATGGCGGCAATTGCAGCGCAAAACCCCGAAGCGGCGCCTGGCATAAATGCTGTATTCTCTAGTTTGGGATAATTATGACTGACACAATGACACCGGCTCCGCAAGAATCCCAAGATTCGCCACAAGAAGAACAACCAACTACGCCCGATCAAGGCAATGAAGCACCCGAATCAGACGGCATGGAAATGCCCGAAGAAGGCGGATTGCCAACATTTCCAGGACAAAAGCTCAAGCACAAAGGCGAAGAAGCAAAGTTTGAAAAATTGGCAGACGATTACGTTGTTCCAATATCAGACCAAGCTTTGAAGGAATGGGCTAAAACCAAAGACCTTGAAGGATTCAAGCAATACGTTGTTCAAGTTGCTTGCGGCATGTACCCCACGTTTGCCCCGCAAATTCAATCAGGATTGCCCACTCGGGTTTTGCTTGACCCGTATATCCAGGTAGCCCAACAAGTTCTTGGTCCAGTTATGAGCGAACCCAATTGGTCTGACCCCAAATGGGGCCAAGCATTGCAAGGCGGCATGGACCCCAAAACGGGACGCCCAATTCCCATGACCCTTGATGAATGGCGTAAGTTTTTGATGCAACACCCTGGTCATAACTGGGAATACACCCCACAAGCGCACGACCGGGCGCAGCAATTTGTCAAAGCATTACATGACGGATTTGAAGGCAGGGCTGGTCAATGACAGTCAATCTTACCCCTTTTGGTGGTGCTACCAGTACTTATTCTTTTGGTACAACTGGTGTTGCCGCGCAGATTCTTGCCGATTATGTAGGTACTGGAACTTCAATTGCCGCAGGAACCGCAGGTGCGGTAACGGGAAACATCTATGCTGAATTTGTCAAAAAATATGGCAACACTGCCGATTCGGAGTATTACGCTTTTGTCAGCGCCCTTGCTGGTAAAAACGTAAGCGACAGGTCAACGGCGGATTCGGCTCTTACAAGCGTAATCAGCGCAAATGGAAAACTCAAAGGCGGCGTTGGAGCCAACTACACCGTTGGATCGCAATACGGTGGCGGCGGTGGTGGCGGTACAGGAAACCCCCAATCGGGTCCAAGCCCAAACATTGTTATCGAGCCTGGCGGAATTGGTGTTCCCGATGTTACTTCTGCGTTTGAACAAAGTGCTTATGGTCAGGTACAGCTTGATCTTGACAATTGGGGACTAACAAGCCTTGGGCCGCTTGCCATGCAGTTGATTACCGACCCCGGCAACCATTTGGATGCCGCAGAAGTTCTTGACGTAATTCGTCAACAACCCGCTTATCAGCAAGCTTTTTACGGCAAGCCACCCGGAATGACGGAACTTAGCTACTTGCAAAACAAGCAAAGCATTCAAGATCAACTAAACGGTGCTGGCATTACGGGATTTACTTCTCAACAAATCGGCACCATGATCGGTAACGGCATTTACGGGACAACGTTGACTGACCGAATCAACAAGGGTTATCAAGTTGCTATGGCAGCCCCTGCTGAAACACGAACCCTTTTGAACCAGTATTACGGCATCAACACTTCTGATCTTGCTTCCTACTACCTTGACCCAACCACGACTAACCAGCAATGGGAACAGCAGACCCGTGCTGCCGTCATTGGCACCGAGGCCATGCAGACGGGATTTGGAAACTTGAGTCAAGCGCAATCAGCCGCATTAGCCGCTCAAAACATTTCCGATTCCGCAGGGAGAGTGGATGCCAGTTACTACCTGAGCGGATTTAGCAAGGCCGCCGCTTTGACACCCCTTGAGCAAAGTGCCACGGGCACCCGTGGACAAACAACCGTCAGCCAACAACAACTGATTGACTACGCTTTTCCAGGCTCTAACGCCACGGGTGGCACCAACCCCGCCCAAGAAGATGCGGCCTTGAAACTTGCGTTGGGCGCTCGCGCCGCTGGTCTGTCCGGTGGTGGCGGTTACAACATGGGAGCCAAGGGAACTTCGGTTGGTCGCGCAGCCACCGAAGGCATCCAGGGTCGGCCCTAATCTGATACAATAAGTACCTAGTGGAGCTTTGGCCCGGATTGTCTCGGTGAGCTAAGGCCGCTACCCGGTAAGGGTTGGCAACCTTGCTGTGTATTGGCCGACAACTGAAAATGCAATCCGTATTCATCACCTCCGGTGAATATGCGTAGCAGGAACGGAGAGACTGAAATGGCTGAGTTCGACGATACTTTCGAGGACGAGGAATCCGACGCACTAGACCCCAACATCCGAGCAGAGCTTCGGAAGTCGAAGGAAAGGTTGCGAGAGGCAGAAACGGCGAAAGCCGAAGCCGAAGCCCTCAAGCGTGAACTGGCGTTCACCAAGGCGGGAATCCCCGAGGAAGGCGTTGGGGCTTTGCTCCGCAAGGCTTACGATGGCGAGATTGAGCCGGAGGCGATTAGAAGCGCCGCCGCTGAATACGGCATCAACGTGGGTCACACGGAACAAGCATCTCAAAGCGATCCGATCCGAGAAGAACTTGATCGTGCTAGAAGCATTGCCGGTGCTACCGGAATGAATGAGTCAGGACCTACCGTGGCTCAAGAGTTCCTAGCGGCGATGGCTGGTGCGATGACCGAAGAAGAAGCCATGGAAGTCGTTAGAAAGATTGGCGGAGAAGCCGGTCTTTTCGCTCCTGGTTCGCGTTGATCCAGAGGTCCAATCCATAAGGACCAAAACAAATGGCATACAGCCCAAACCCAGCCACGGGGACTACCAACACTGGTAATCTCGGTCTGGCTCAGGCGGCGTATGATCGGCTCGCCCGGTTCGCACTCCGCCCGGAACTCTACTTCGACCAGGTTGCTGACATCAAGCCAACCAACCAGTCGATGCCTGGTTCCTCTGTCACTTTCCCAATCGTCAGCGACCTTGCTGTCGCATCGACGGCGCTGAACGAGTCCACGGACGTTACGCCTCAAGCAATCTCTGAGAGCAACGTCACCGTGACGCTCGCTGAGTACGGTAACGCCGTGCTTACCACCGCCGCTTTGCGTGGTGAGTCTTACGTTGAGATTGACCCCATCGTTGCCAACGTCATTGGCTACAACGCTGGTGTCAGCATCGACGAAGTTGCTCGCGGCGTCCTCCAGGCAGGCACGAACGTCGCCTATGCCCAGGGCGTTGCTGGTCGCTCAGCGATCAACTCAACGGTCACGTTGAAGGCCGCAGACATTCGTGCAGCGAAGGCTCGCCTCCGTTCGCAGAACGTCCCAAACTTCAACGGGTTCTACACCGCTTACATCCACCCGAACGTCGCGTACGACTTCACTTCGGAGACGGGTTCGGCGTCGTGGCGTGACCCTCACACCTACTCACAGCCGGGTGAAATTTGGGCCGGTGAGATGGGAGCTTTTGAAGGCTTCCGCTTCATCGAGACGCCCCGTGCCCCTGTGTTCCAGGGTGTCGGCTCGTCCTCGTCCTCGGGCTACGCCCCGGTGTACGGCGTCCTCTGCGTGGGTCGTCAGTCGTTGGCAAAGGCGTGGTCGATGATCGACGGCAACACGGAGCAGCCTCACGTTGTTCCTGGTCCGATCACCGACTTCCTGCGTCGTTTCGTGCCGTGGGGTTGGTACTGGCTCGGTGGATACAGCATCTACCGCCAGGCTTCGATCCAGCGAATTGAGACTGGTTCGTCGCTGACCTACAACGACCCGGCTATCGACCAGTAGCCATCGGTAATTAGGAAGGCATGGCCTACCGCGGATATTGCGCCCATTGTGGCTCGTATGACATGATCGCTGGACAAGACATGTACCAGTGCTTGCAATGCGGGTATCACACGCACTCCGATGGTAGAGCCATGCCTTCCTTGACCGAACCCACGCAAAACGAAACAAAGGAAACG